AAATATTTGTCGGCCAGCAGCTTTACGGCCAACGATGGCAACGAGTTTCGGGTCATCCTGATAAACCTCGTCAATCAGGTTGTTGGTAGCATCCATCACCAGCGCGTCGAGGTTCTCATAGTCGCCGTTTTTACCGACGCGAATCACTGCCGAAACGACCTTACCGTCAGCATCGGTGATATTGCTCATCACACGCGTCGGGGCTTCGTTGCGGTATTTCTGCAGCCAGCCGACGGCTACATCCTGCAGCATCGGATTTTTGGTGCGGTCAGAGGTGGCGGCGCGGGTGGTACCGTTAAAACCGGCCATGATGAAATCGAGCGCCTGACGCTTAACAATGGCGTCACGGATGCGGCGCTGAAAGTCCTGAAAACGCGCCCACAGGTCGAGGGTTTTATATTTCAGATGGAAGTCAAAGTTAATCTGGTCGCACTCGTACTTGTTGGACTCAAGCGCGGTGAAGTCTGCGGTCTTACGCTCATCATCGCCCGAGGTGTCGGTCGTGCTGGCGATAGTACCGGTCACACCGACGCCGATTTTCTCACCCTTCATTTCTGCGACCGGCAGAATGTTAATCGTCTGCAGAAACGCGGATGACTCCTGCACTTTGTTCATCAGCGTTTGCGTGACGGACGGCTCGACGGTGAATTTTTTACTGACGTCATCAGTGCTGATGCCGTTCAGCTCAGCGACGCGGGTCAGATAGGCATTGAACTTAAAACGGGTTTCCGGGCGCATAGTATTTCCTGTTTGAATTTATCGGTTAGTCACTGCATCGGGCGGAGTTACCGCCCGGTTTCTGGTCTGCGGTTTATCAGCAGTCGGTCAGCAGCTCATCGCCACCGCCGCCGCTGGCTTTCGTGCGTCGCGGCTGGCTGAAACTTTCGGTTTTGTCGAGGGTGGCTTTCAGGGCGGAAAATGCCTGGCTGGTTTCTTCAATCTTGCCGGTCAGTTCCTGTTTAAAGGTGGTAAGCGCGGCTTCCATAGCGGAAAGACGCTTATCCTGCGCAGTGAGGTTGGTCTGCACATGCTCGCTGACGGTGGTCACCGCTTCATGCACATCATTCAGGCGCGCATCGTCGCTGACCTGCTTACGGCTGAAAATGGCTTTCACCTTATCTGCCAGGCTGTTTAGCACCGTATCGGGAACGTCTTCAAATTCCAATTCGGCCAGCGTGGCAGCGGAAAAGACGTTTTCAGGGTTGGCCTTAAAGCGCTGCAGAGGGTTGTGCTTCGCGTTGCGGCAGAATTCGAGGTATTCAGTGCCGAGGCTCGCCGGGTCATCGGTGACAGCAAGGCCGACGAGGTAGCATTTGCCGGTATTGGCAAAATTCGGCTGAATTTCCATTGAGGTGTAGACCTTCTGCAATTTTTTATTCATCGCAATCAGGTCGTCGGTTGGGGTGATTCTGGCGAACAACGCCCATTTGCCGTTAAGCGCAGAATCGTCGTCAATTATTTCAGCTTTCAGTTCAACCACATCGCCTAAGCGTTTGAAGTCGCCATCAGGAAAGAGACCGCGAATATGCTCAAGGTTAATGCGGCAACCGTAGACGCGAGGGTCAAACGATTCGGCCATTTCCTGAATATCGTTGCCGCTGATAATGCGGCCGTCGCAGGTGTCACCCTCGACACCGATGCGAAAGAATTTTGAGACTTTTTTTGCCATTGTCAGGAGTCCTGAGGTTGAGGTTACTGGTCACCGCCAGTTTCCAGACTCAGGACACGCCAGACCACCAATGACGACTGGACAACCGCCCACACAACAGCACCTTAGCGAATCACTGACGGCCATTAAGTAGCCTTGCCCTGAATCCACTACGGCGAGGCATCAATGACCATTTCCACCGATACAACCTTGTTGCATGACCCGCGACGGCAGGCATCGCTGCTTTACTGGCAGGGTTTTTCCGTGCCACAGATTGCCGAAATGCTGCAGGTCAAGCGCCCGACCGTGCAGAGCTGGAAGCAGCGCGACGGCTGGGACGGCATCGCGCCGATTTCCCGCGTTGAAAGCAGCCTTGAGGCTAGGCTGATTCAGCTCATCGCCAAGCCGCAAAAGACAGGGGGTGATTTCAAAGAGATTGACCTGCTCGGACGGCAGATTGAACGGTTGGCGCGAGTCAACCGCTACAGCCAGACCGGCAACGAAGCCGACCTTAACCCCAACGTCGCCAACCGCAACAAAGGGGAGCGCAAAAAGCCGAAAAAGAATTTTTTCAGCGACGAGGCTATCGATAAACTAGAGGAATTATTTTTCGACCAGTCTTTCGAGTACCAGTTGCAGTGGTACCGCGCAGGACTGGAGCACCGTATTCGTGACATTCTCAAATCCCGCCAGATTGGCGCGACATTCTATTTCTCCCGCGAGGCACTGCTGCGCGCACTCAAAACCGGCCATAACCAGATATTTTTATCAGCCAGTAAAACGCAGGCTTACGTGTTCCGCGAATACATCATCCAGTTTGCGCGACTGGTCGACGTTGACCTGACTGGCGACCCGATTGTCATCGGTAACAACGGCGCAAAACTGATTTTTCTCGGTACCAATTCCAACACCGCGCAGAGCCATAACGGCGATCTGTATGTCGATGAAATATTCTGGATCCCGAATTTTCAGAAACTGCGCAAAGTCGCCTCGGGCATGGCCTCGCAAAAGCACCTGCGCTCGACCTATTTTTCGACACCTTCCACGCTGGCGCACGGCGCTTACCCCTTCTGGTCTGGCGAGCTGTTCAACAAGGGGCGCAGCCGGATTGCCGACCGCATCGAAATCGACATCAGTCACAGCGCGCTCGCCGGTGGCCAGCTCTGCGACGATGGCCAGTGGCGGCAGATTGTCACCATTGAGGACGCCCTTGCGGGTGGCTGCACCCTGTTCGACCTCGACCAGCTCAAACGCGAAAACAGTGATGAGGACTTTAAGAACCTGTTTATGTGCGAGTTTGTCGACGATAAAGCGTCGGTATTCCCGTTCGAGGAGCTGCAGCGCTGCATGGTCGATGTGATGGAGGAATGGGAGGACTTTGCCCCGTTCGCCGACCATCCGTTCGGCTCTCGTCCTGTCTGGATAGGCTACGACCCGTCACACACCGGCGACAGTGCCGGGTGCGTCGTGCTCGCGCCGCCGGTGGTCTCTGGTGGCAAGTTCCGCATGCTGGAGCGCCACCAGTGGAAGGGTATGGATTTTGCAGCACAGGCAGAGGGCATCCGCAAGCTGACCGAGAAATACAACGTCGAATACATCGGCATTGACGCAACCGGCCTCGGTCTCGGCGTGTTCCAGCTGGTGCGCTCATTTTACCCGGCGGCACGCGGCATCCGTTACACACCTGAAATGAAAACCGCAATGGTACTCAAGGCGAAAGACACCATTCGCCGTGGCTGTCTGGAGTACGACGCCGGAGCAACCGACGTCACGCAGTCGTTTATGTCCATCCGCAAAACCATGACCAGCAGCGGGCGCAGCGCTACCTATGAGGCCAGCCGCACCGAGGAAGCCAGCCACGCCGATATCGCATGGGCGACCATGCACGCCCTGTTAAACGAACCGCTTTCTGCCGGTAGCGGCATGCAGCCTAAATCTATTCTGGAGTTCAACTAAAATGGGTAAACAAAAATCCCGTAAAGCCAACGCACAAAAGGCCAGCAAACCACAACAACTGACCGCCAGCGCACCGCCAAAAACGACAGCGTTCACCTTCGGCGAGCCGGTGCCGGTACTCGATAAGCGCGACATTCTGGATTACGTCGAGTGCATCAGTAACGGCAAATGGTACGAGCCGCCGGTCAGCTTCTCAGGGCTGGCAAAGAGCCTGCGCTCTGCCGTGCATCACAGCTCGCCAATTTATGTTAAGCGTAACGTGCTCGCGAGCACCTACATTCCGCACCCGTTGTTATCCCGTCAGGATTTCAGCCGCTTTGCGCTCGATTATCTGGTATTCGGTAACGCCTTTCTTGAGCAGCGCCACAGCGTCACCGGCCAGTTAATCAAACTGCTGGCCTCGCCAGCCAAATACACCCGACGCGGAGTCGACGATTCGATTTTCTGGTTTGTGGAAAACTTCACCCAGCCGCACGAGTTCGCGCCTGATACCGTGTTTCACCTGCTGGAGCCCGACATTAATCAGGAGATTTACGGTCTGCCGGAATATCTCAGCGCGCTTAATTCCGCTTGGCTGAATGAATCCGCGACGCTGTTCCGCCGCAAGTATTATCAGAACGGCGCGCACGCAGGCTACATCATGTATGTGACTGACCCGGCGCAAAGTGCGACCGACGTCGAATCGCTGCGCGAGGCGATGCGTAACTCGAAGGGACTCGGCAACTTTAAGAACCTGTTTTTCTACGCCCCCGGCGGAAAACCGGACGGCATCAAAATCGTGCCACTGAGCGAGGTCGCCACAAAGGATGACTTTTTCAACATTAAGAAAGCCAGCGCCGCCGACCTGATGGACGCGCACCGCGTGCCGTTCCAGCTCATGGGCGGCAAGCCCGAGAATATCGGTTCACTCGGTGACGTTGAGAAGGTGGCAAAGGTATTTGTGCGTAATGAGCTGTCACCCCTGCAGGATAGGTTCAGGGAGGTAAACGACTGGCTCGGTATGGAGGTCATCAGGTTCAAAGAGTACACACTCGACAACCCGGAATAATCACCTTTTAAGCCGCCATTTTGGCGGCTTTTGCTATGTTAGCCTTTAGACTTTTTAGGATCATCTTTTCTCTGATAAGTGCGTTCTTCCTGAATTTTCCCATCTTCCTTGTGAATTTTGACCGAGCCTGTTTTGTTCGACATAAACTCAGATGTTGTTTTAATCAGCTCGGCCTTTGTGGTCGCGGTCTTGCTAGGGCGATCATTGCCCTCTTTTTGCAACTTCCACTTATCGCCATCTTTTGTAATATGATAGTTATCCATTAAAGCCTCCAACTGTTGTGGGGAACATAAAGTCTCAATATGGATATTAGCCAAAGCGAAACCGTAAAATTGTGCAACTGATCCCATCCTTTAGCACCACGCCACAGACGCACCACGCGCCCACGATCACACCCGGCCACTACAGCGCCGTCACGACGTTCTCAGACGATAATTTTTAATAATACGCACCACCGCTGGCGCGCAATGCTTTCCCCGCCACGCCTGCCCGCTTTATGGGTCGGTTTTAATGCAGTTGCATGACAACTCTGGATCCGCGCCAGCTCTGGCGGCGCACGGACAGAAGGGGCAAGACTGACGCATGCAAAACCATGCACCTGATGCATGCACGGCTAAAAAACGGGGAAATCGCGGGAAAATAACATAAAAAAACCGGCATTCAGTGCGACGGTTTGGAGCGGTCTCTACGGGGCGGGCTAACGCCTCGCGTAGCTCGTTGTTCAACCCCGCCAGACCTGAAAGCGAGTTTCAGCTCCGGCGGCGTTATCTATGGTCGACGTGGTGGCGGTGAGTAATGTGTCGGCTTGCTGATGCTATCCAGCTTGCCGTAATTATCCCTGACTATTTCGGCACACCCGACCAGCTCGGCGGGTGTCAAATTCTCATTGACCATTATCTGCTGCAGACGATGAACGATGGCCATCAGTTTGATGCATTTAGTTTTGTGCTGCGGAATTTCACCTGGTAGTCGATGCATATTATCACCCTCAATGAATTTTAATCAGTGCCGTCAAAACGCCACTATAAAACCATCTCAGGTCATGCCTCATTAATCATGGGGGTGTCATCAATAGCACATTGAGAAATTTTGAAAGGCAGGACTTAAGCCTCGTGGGCTCGTTACTCAACCCCGCCGACGCAAAAAGCTAGTTTTTGCGCCAGCACGGTTATTCTGTTTAACGCCAGCTATCGTCTTCCCAAATCTCTTGTAATATGCTGCCTAATGTTTCTCTGTCCGCCTCTTTATCGAATCCGATAGCCTCTACACCAGTCATTGACCCTTTCTTAACGTTAACTTTTGTTGCAGGAAAAACGCATTGTACTCGATGTGTTATTTCATTCTGAAAAGCATCAATGATCTGTTGCCCTAATTTTTGCTCTTTATCCAACGTGATATTGATTCTCATAATCTAATCAGCCTTATAAAAATTATCATCTTCGGTTTCGTTATTTTCGCTGTTTGCTAGGTCTGCAATGAGAGTGAGCGCGAGCTTTAAGTCTGATGGCTTGCAGTTTGCAATCAGAGATACCTCGGCAATAAATTGCACACAAGCCCACTTTTGCTGCGTTCGGCTGAAATGTTCGCCAACCATGAAATCCCTCCCACAGGGTTACTGTATATTTATACAGTAGCACGTATTGGCAAAAGATGGGAAGAAAAAAAACGAATAGAGCGATTGCTGTATGTGCATGATATGGATATGAATTACTCATGTATTGGTTTTGATGCTTCAGCCATCTCCGCAACACGATTAAGGATTTTCCGAGCTTTAGCCTCATGCGATGGTGCTGCGGAAAATATTTCTCCTTTGGCCGTTCCGCGTAGCCATTTACCATCAAAACAACTTTTACCACCGGCCATCAGGTGCAGGGCTTCGCCCCGGCTGATATTAATGCCGGTTGTCAGATGTATCTCGTCGATAGTTTTAGCTATAGCTGCGTTTTGCTCATCCGTTCCGTGGATGAGTTTTCGCCGTGCTGCTGGCTTTTGCTTCCTGAGTCGGTTGGTCAATTCTCGTCTTTCACGCCGACTCAGTGGTTTTGTTAAATCCAGTATCGGTGGATCGCTTTCGCTTCCCGTACAGTTATTGACAGAACTCCGAGGGACGGCTTTGCCGTCCTGAAGGTCAACGGCCAAATCAACAGCACGCTTCGGAACAATCTTCCACTGAGTGAGCCGGGTTAAAATCGGACTCCCTGCACCTATGGAGGAATCGTAGACCCCCTTAATACATACCGTTTCCTCACCGTACTGATTAAGCTCGGTACGCGGTTCATACAGTGTGCGCACCTGTAAATCATCGCGACGGACAAACGGCCCACCCTGAGCATTAACATAACCAGCCCAGTCACCAGCGTCGGCGGCATCATGGACGGCGGCAAACTCAACGCTCAGACCGCGCGCGGTTTCGGTATCAGCGAGGCGACGCAACTCACGGTAAACCGTCACCGGCGCACCACCAATAAACTGAAACTGACGGATGTGCCAGCGCGCAGCCCATGCTGAAACGGCGGGGGCTGTCTCTTTCAGCAGCTCACCGCTTTCATCATCGGTTTCACCATCGAGAGCATAACCGTCGATATTTTTTGAGATGTATTTAGCAACATAGCCGGTTGCACTGCCTTTCTCCGGGTCAATGGACTCGGCGTGGAAACGTGCTTTTTTGGATTTATCGCTTTTCAGTTCGTGGCGGTCTTCTTTCCATGCGTATTTACGGACGATGGAGCGAACATATTCAACATCTTCCGGCAGCATGAACATCAGCATGTGCCAGTGTGGAGTGCCGTCGTGATGAGGCTCGGCGACACGAATACCGAAAATACGGACATCTTCCCGATGTAGTTTGGCACGGATACGCGCCCAGATACCGGTTAGATAGTTTTGCGTGTCAGCCGGGCTGGCACCGCTCCATTTGCTGTTACGGTAACCGGCTTTAGTCGTGGCGTGATATTTTGACGGCGCGGTTAGAGTGTAAAACTCACCGACATAACCGAGCTCATTACAGATGTTTTCAAACCCACGAATGCGGGTCATGAGCTCACAGCGGCGAATCGCAGGGTTAGCAACTGAGCCATCATATTTTTCAATCAGGCTGATACGGTTGCCGTCTTCGTCTTCGAGATCCAGACCTTTGAGAAATTCACGAGTGCGGCGCTTTTGTTCACGCCAGTCAGTCACGCAGTTTTTACTCGCGTAAGTGTTTTTTTTCTTACTGACGTTGCCGACTGCAATTTGCAGGTGTTCGCGCCACGTAGCTGCAACACGGCGCAAACGACCGCGCCACCACCCATCGTTAAACATTTTGGCGATAGCCGGTGCGATTTCATCCGCACCGACATATTTTTTTTCAACCCGCTCCCAATGTGGTGGGATAACGTTAAATTGGAGGGAAATAAAGCCAGCACGAATATACCAGGTGTACAGCGTTTTAAGCTCGCCGAATCCGTGGTCATTAATGTTGGCAAGTTCACCACGAATGAAATTAGCAATATCAGCGGCCAACAGGTCAACATCAGCGCGCGACATGTCCGGGAGACGGTTATATCGGGCGACCATATTAACCATGCGTGACGACAGATATTGCATTTGCTGAGTATCAAAATGACTTCCAAAAACAGCGGTTGATACCTTGCTGTTGATACCAGCGCATTCGTATTTTTTTGCGACCAGTTCAAGACGCGGCAATGCCTTTTTGCAGAAGCTGATTAAAAATGCATTGGCTCGTTGACTACCCTGATTTTGCTCCAGCACCGCAGCAGTGCGATAAACATCTAACCGCACGCAGTCGGGCTGGAGAGAAAGCACCTTTTTTGCATGCAGCAAAGCCGCGAACATACGGTCGCGGCGATGCTGTTGCGCATAAGTAAGGTATGGGCTGGAGATTGCCGACCGTGGAACGTTCCACGGATAAGCGAATTGAACAGCCAATTTATACCCCCCGATAGTGTTTGTTTTTTAGCTCTGCGATTTGCTGGCAGGTTACGCAAAAAGCCACGCCCGGAATCGCAATGCGGCGAGCTTCCGGGATTGGTGCGTCACATTCCTCGCAAAGAAAACGGGAAGGTGCAGCGATACGGGTGCGTGCGTTGCTGATGTGGCGTTCGCGGTCTTCCTGCTCGCGCAGTTGTGCTAAATCCATTGCGTCGGCCATTAGTGCAGCTCCTGTGATTCATTCTCAAAGCGGGTTGCTTCACGGCGCAGCAGTTCGGCAGCTTCGGTGCCGCTCATTCCCTCTCTGGTAATATGGATAGCCAGCTCCTCAAGGCGGATGGAAACAGCGAGCGCGCGGTCTTTACGCTCTTCTTTTTTTGTCATCGGTCAGCAATACGGCCAGCGCATCGCTATCAGTGTTAAAACTACGGATTTCGGTATTACGCATAATTAACTCTCCTGATTTCGGGCAATAAGATGCCCGGCGGGTTTACGCCATTAAATTTCTGTTTGGATTAATTCGGCATGGTTAGCCGTTTGGGAAATAAGCTCACTACTGCACGAAAATGATTCATCGCTGTAATAAGCGCCTTTTTCTCGTCAGTAGTCAGCTCACTTAATTCGAGTTCATGACGAGCCGCCGGTATTTTTGCCAGAAAGAAAATAGCGGCCAGCGCCCGATTATTTTCTTCAAATTGTGGGTCACGTTTATCGCGCATATCATCGACAAAACGTTCAACCTCTTTCCAGCTATCGCCCCAATATCTCGCGCGCAATTCGGCAACATGATTGAGACCGGCCAGACGTTCACCCGCTTTTAGCGGAACAGTCGCGGAAACAGCTTCGATAGCCATGATCCCCCCCGCTTTTGAGTAGAGAGGCCAGCCAGTAAATCAGCCTGCGAGTGGCTCGGGTGCCAGCGCTTGCCGTCCTTACCTGCGATCCAGCCGTGGCCGTAGTGCATGCCGGGGCTTTGCTTAACGAGCAGAGATGCGAATGACGGTTCACTTTTCAGCATACGCACCTCAAATCAGACCAAACGATGCGCCAATACCGCTCATGGTATCGACCACGCTCGACATAGCTGGATTAGTCTGCAGACGTGCATGTAGCGCCAGAGCCGACAATGACAACATGCGAATGCCGGAGTTAACGCTTTCAATCATGTTGTGCTTACGGGCAGTGGTCAGACGTTCATCAGATACCGCGCCGCTCGCCAGTTCGCCGAGTTCACGCATTGCGCGCATGACATAAGACTGCAATTTGTCTTTAGCCAACTCATTAACCGGCACGCATGGTAGGCAGTGAATCTGCGCTAAAAAACCATCAATGAGGGTTGAGTCTTCGGTCAGGTCAGTCAGCAGCCACAATTCAGGTGGCGTGAACTGGTGAGGCTGTTCCGGGTTGAGCTTGTTACGTAACGTTTGAACGTTCATACCTGCACGCTCGGCCAGCTTCGCCATGTTGTGACGCTGTGCGAAAATGCGGCATGCTTCGTCATAGTGGGGATGTTTGGAAACCTGAAAATCAAACATGGTTAAATTCCCTCTAACTTGCATAATCAAATTCAGTTAAGAGCGGTGCGCTGGTCGATGTAGCGACAATCAATCGCTTGTTGAGTCAGCTTATCGCGCCATGCTTTTACGTTTACGAGGGTTCGGCTTCGTTTAGCAGCTTCCTCTTTGTTGGAAAAGTCTTTGGTCGGAGCTTTGAGAAGGACTCCCTCATCGAGCCATTGCCAGACCAGACGCTCGCTAACACCGCGAGTAGCGGCGAAGTCTTTCACAGTCATCGTGTCTGACATAGCGGAGCGAATCATTGTCTGGAGAGCTGGCAGCATGGCGGTAACGATGGCATCAAACTGTGTTGGATCTAGCAGCACAGTTTGATTTTGTGAGTTTTGCGAGTCGTGCGTCGAGATTGATTTTGCATCTGACATATCGCATTATCTCCTGTTGTTTGAAATGTAGTGCAGTGGTGTGCATCTTGGTCGGTGAACACCAATATAGATCGCTAAATTTTGGTTGTAAACAAAATTCTTGTTGGTGTCATATGTCTAAAAATGATGTTAATGCGTCTGCCGCATTGGAACGTGTCCTTTCTGCATACGGCTTTAAGCAGCAAAAGGAACTAGCCGAAAGGCTTGGCATACATGCAAACAACGTGAGTAGCTGGCTTGCTAGAAACGTAATCCCTAGCAACGTTTTCGTTGAGTGTGCTCTTGATACTGGAGCTGACCTGCGATGGCTAATTAATGGTGAGCTTGCAAATGCAAGATTTGAAGTGGTGAAAACTAAGCTTAAAGGTAAGCAACTCTATGATGAAATCATGGCAAATGGAGGGAGGGCGGTTCTGCGTCGGATTCTCGATGCGTATGGTTTTACTCTGCAAAAAGAGCTTGGAGATTTATTAGGTATATCTTCCGGCACTATAAGCACTTGGGTTAGACGCGATTTTTTCCCCGGTGACGTGGTTGTCACTTGCGCCCTTGATACTGGCGTATCGTTAGAATGGTTATCAACCGGAAAAGGCCAGATGCGTAACAGTAATGATGGTGAACCGGCAAATGCTTTAACGATTAGAAAGTGCCGCCTCGAGGCGGGCGAACTCAAAGATATCGGACGCTGGACTCCTGATATATCTATGGTTCCATCAAATACTGATGATTTAGTGTTTATTGATGGTGTGAGCACATCTTGGCTTGTTGATAGTTCTAACTCGAAGATAGGAAATGGTCGCTGGCTTATTGGTATTGATGGCGCACTCGATGTTTTTGACGTAATCAGGTTGCCAGGCGGAAAGGTCAGGTTATCAAATAAGTCTGCTGAGTTTGAATGTAATATTTCAGATATCACACCATCAGGTGCGGTTATTTTTACTTTGGAAAAGCATGTTTAAGGAGCAGTAATGAAAAAGTTTATATTTGCGATAGTCTGCATTGCACTTTCTTCCTCAGCCATAGCCGCTGAGAAGTTTAAAGAGATAGACGGCGCTGCATATGGTGACAAGTGGCCTCTAACCTTTGAAAAGGCAAAGGTATCATGTGTTAACCGTGCTTATGCTTTTGTGTATGACATCAAAACTGATGATAGATATCCTCTGAATGGCATGGCGGTAGATGCTGTTAAATCAGGAAAGCTGGAGGGGTCTAACTTAGATGACGTATGGAAGGATGACCCTGAGTATGACGGCGTTAAAATTTCAATTTCACCGGTGATTGATGCCGCTACAGCCCTTTGTAATTAATTTTCTTTTAGCCTCGGTATCGCAATGACTGTAAGTAAACAAAAAAGTGGAAAATGGTTGTGTGAACTCTATCCAAATGGTCGAGAAGGACGGCGTATACGTCGGCAGTTCAATACCAAAGGTGAGGCCGAGGCATTTGAAGCATTTACCAAAAGCGAGAGTGAAGATAAGCCGTGGCTCGGCAAGAAAGAAGACCGCCGACGCTTAAGCGAGATTATTCAGCTTTGGCACAATTTGCACGGTCAAGCGTTAGTCGCCAGTAAGTCGAGGTTTGCAAAGCTTCAAATCGTATGTAATGGACTTGGCGACCCGATTGCATCTCGCCTTACCGCGAAAGACTGGGCTCATTATCGTGACCGTCGATTACGTGGTGAAATAGACAATGGTTATCATAAAGACCCCTCGAAATGGATCGCCAAACCTATAACCGTCAATCGCGAACAACAATACCTAGAAGCAGTGTTTAATGAGCTCCGCCGGTTAGGGGAGTGGAGCCTACCCAATCCACTTGATGGGATCCGAGTATTCAAAGAAGCTGAGAAAGAAATGTCCTGGCTAACTTTGTCTCAGCTCCCGGAGCTGTTTCGAGCCTGCGAGCAATACGGCAAAGAAGACCTCACCATGATTGTTAAGGTGTGCCTTGCAACCGGCGCTCGATGGGGGGAAGCGGAGAGATTGACCCGACCTCAACTTTCTCCATATAAACTAACGTTCACCAAAACCAAAGGTAAGAAGAATCGCACAGTTCCTATTCCTAAATGGCTGTACGACGAGTTGTCCGTACGTCAAGGCAGAATGTTTAAACCCTGCTATCAGGAGTTTAAAAAGATGCTCAAACTAACGAATATTGAATTGACGGAAGGGCAGAAGACGCACGTTTTGCGTCATACTTTTGGTGCGCATTTTATGATGAACGGAGGGAATATACTGGTGCTGCAGAAAATTCTCGGACATGCCAATATTCGAGAAACAATGAAGTATGCGCACTTTGCTCCTGACCACCTTGAACAAGCTGTAACCCTCAATCCGTTATCGCTGTATGTTGGCGACAATGTGGCGGCAGAGGTTGCATAACACTGCAATTCACTGCATTAAAAATTACTTTAACTAGTTGTTTTATATGGTAAGTGTTTGTTCGCTGTGGGGTGTTAATAGGAGCGTCTTAACTAAGAACGCGCTTTCGCAACATCCGAAAGCTTGTAGAAAAGAAGGGGCTGGCATTACGCTGGCCCCTTTTTTATGGGTTTGCTCCACGCCATAGACGGTTGCATGATTAGGTTGGGTCTGTGGTCTCAACGCTGAGTCAGAAACGGCCAGGCCCGTTCCTTAGTTTAGCGAGCGTTCCGCACGCCGGTGTTTAGCCTGATACATATTTCGATCGGCCAGTTCTTGTAGTTTTTCGGCAGTGGCATGTTCCCATGTCAGCGCAAAGCCAATACTCAGGGTCATCGTTATCCGCTGGCCGTTATGCAGTTCAAAAGGTCGATTAAACGCCTGGGATAGCGCTGCGCAAATACGTTGTACTTCATATTCCGAATGTACATCGTAAAGCACCATCGCAAATTCATCGCCGCCGAGTCGGTAAGTCTGATAACGGCTACCACCGAATTCCGCTAATCTTTTGGCAACCTCTATAAGTACGCGGTCGCCTGCCGCATGTCCCCAGGTATCATTAATATATTTAAAGTTATCGCCATCCAGAAATAACAATGCCGAACTGCTACGAGCGGAATTGTCCTTCATCAGCGCGTTAATACAGCTGCGAAATGCCGCGCGATTGGCAAGCCCCGTCAGCGGATCGTGCAGCGCGGTACGCAGTAACTGGGCATTTTTAGCCTGAAGCCGTAGCTGCCATTCTTCCATCTCATCCAGAAGGCTATTGAAATCCTGCGCAAACAGGTGAAATTCCGCAATACGCTCATCAGGTACCCGGCGTGAAAAATTTCGGTTAGTGCGAACGTCGTGTACAACTTCAGTAATATTTTGCAGCGCATCCACAACGCCATTGTGTAAATAACGCGTGAGCAGCAGGGCAATGCCGGATGCCAGCAGAATACATCCTGTCAGCACTGCCAGCGATAGCCAGATAAAATGACCAATAAGGCTGTCGCGGGCGACAAGCCGTACTTCGCCGATGGCCCTGCCGTTGTGCCAGACGGGTTGTGATACCGGCAATGGAAAAAGCCAGTGGCTGATTAAGCCGATGAGCTTATCGTCTGCGGCTCGCGCATCATAGCGCCATGAAGCGATAGTACGGCCATTTTTATCGCGGACCTCCGCCGCTGAAAATTGTCCCTGGCGTCCCAGTGTGGCAAGCGTTTCCGCTGCGGCCGCGTTATCGGAAAATACCAGTGCCGCTTCAAGGCTATGGGCCATTGTGGCGGCGGTCAAATCGAGATTCTTTTGCGCATACTGTTTGAGCGTAAGGACAGACGCAACGCAAATTAATAGCCAGATCAATGTCATTGTAAGCAGCACGCTGATTATACTAATCCGCCGTAGTGTGCGTTTAAATGTTGGTCTGGACAGAGAAAATTCCTTATTCAT